CGGTGTCCCGAGGAGGTCTCTGGTGGGTTAGCTGGCAAGTGACCTGATAAACTCAGAGGCCAGCGTGAGATTCTCGAACTCTTCCCAGATCCTACGTCCCGTGGGATCCTCCGGTGTGAATTGCACCACAACATAGGGACAGCGATAGAGGCCGGGCCTCCTGAGGAGGACACTAAGGCTGGATACGTCCAAGTCATACACCGTGTATTGCCAGTGCTCGATTTGGTGTGCTACCCATCGAACAAAGGTGTCTGCGTCCTCTACGACCTCGGTAAACTCAGGGGTACGTTTAGCTGCTCGTGGCATGATGTTGCTCCTTTCNNTGAGCGTTAAGGGGTGACGCCTGACGGCGTCGGAGAGTGTGAAGACAGGAGGAGGCCGTTAGGCCCCCGCCTGCTTGGTGCAGGTGTCGTTTGGTCTTGTTCGCGTAGAGTTAGTATTTCCCTCTGCCGTCTTACCGTGTCTGGTCTCAATGCCATCCCTAGTTTCCCGACCTCAGCTCCGATGCCGTAGCACCGCGATCTCGTGGGACTCTCGTAGTCCGTCGGTGACACCTGCTTGGTGTCATCTGGGTTCCCTGCCCACCCGCCGTGCCATGGTCAGCGGTCCTCAGTGCTGCCCTAGGCTCTCAGGCCCACAAGGTCAGTGCCGGTTCCAGTGCTGGGCCTTGCTGCATATAGGAGCTTGGCCCATCCTCCTGCATCGTCTGAGCAGGGCGTCCGGTGTCGAGGTGCTGCCATGGCCCCGGTTAGGGCCACAGGTCAAGGCGTCTTAACTTGTCAAGGATCTGCCTGTCATCACGACGGCAACACTATGTTACTCTCTTCGGCGTGTTGGTCAACCACCCTTCAGTATTTTTCTGTGCCAGACCAGGTCGATTCGGCCTCTTTTCCTTGTTTTACAAGGGATTTCGGGCACTGAAAAAAGTTTTCAGATTGGCCCAATTTTCCTTGATTCCGGGTGACTGACCCTGCCGGTGCTGGTCCTGGTGGGTGCTGATGAGGTGCTGATGAGGTCCGAGGAGGACCAGGTCAAAACAGCAACAGAGGAGCAGATCCAGGGGTGCCCAGGCCGGGCGGCACCTGGTGTCCTGGTGACCCTCGGCGTCCCAGGCTGACCCTCCTGGTGTCCAGGTGTCCTGGTGACCCTCGGCGTCCCGGGGCGGACTCGACATCCTCAGGGCAGCGGTCCTGGCTGACGCCTGGCGTCGATCCGGTGACCCGGGGGTGGGTAGGGGTGACCCCAGGTGTCCAGGTGGAGGTGGGGGAGGGTGGGCAGGGGCACGACCGTATCGAGAATGAGTCTCAGTCGCAGGGAGGGGACCAAGGGGGGAATCGAACGCAGGAGACATAGCGAAAGGCACTTCAGATATGCTACCCAAAACATTTGGCCTAGTACCAAGGTATTACTCCCTTGGACCTCACTATCGCCTCACTATCACCTCACTATCGCCTCTGGACTCCCAGCGTCCCCATAGACGCCCATAGACGCCCTCTCCTGCGTTTGAATGTCACACATGGGTGATTGCACCCCTGAAACTGGAAGCTCTCAGAGGGGCTGTATGGGCGTCTATTGGGACGCTAGAATTAAAGCCCCTCAGACCCGGTAGGATCCAAGGGACGTAGTGTTAGATATCGACACGCCTGTACCCCAGCTTCCTGAGGATCCTGGCGAGGTCTGAGGCTAGTTCCTCCACCACCTCCTCGTCTAGGTCCCAGAGACCTGCGTGCAGGAGTTCATGGATGGTGGTGTCTAGCTCTTCTAGGGGAGACATGTCAGGTCTTACCTTAATGGTCTTCCCTCTGAGGTGGGGAGCCTGACACTCCCCTTGCTGGCCTTTAGCTAGGCCTTGGTCTGTGAATAGCAGGTTCCAGTACCTACCTCTTACCTTTACCTTCATACTTCTCCTTAAAGGGGTAGGTAGGGGTGTGTGTAAAGTTAAGCTGAGGTACGACAGGCTGAGGTCATGAGGACTTCATTAGGAATCCTAAGGAGGTCTAAAGGAGGTCCAAAGGATACCTCTCTATAGGTCTTTTTTCCTTCTTTATTCTAAGGTCATACCTAAATGATTTTCAGGTCTTTACCCTAGGATCTCTAGACCCTCTTCGGGCGAATCGGGTGGGCTTGTCGAGGGTCCACTTCTGGCCCACGTGGTTGCTCATCCAGAACTCGAAGTCCTTCTCTCGGAGCTTCTCGATCCTGACAGCCACGCTCTGGTCCACGGACACGGCCATACGCTTAACGTAGTACTCGATGCCCATGGCTAGGACGTCGAGACGGTCATCGGTGGGGAGTGCTCCCCGGTCCCTGGTGACCCGGGGCATCTGCCAGAGGAGTCTGTACTTCTGCTGGTGCTCCGTGGGCCTGTCGAGGGTGGAGGAGAAGTCGTGCTCCACCACCTTCTTGTCTATCACCAGCCTGTGCTGGTTCATGACAGGCTCCAGGACGTCGCAGATACGCTTCTCTTTCTGTTGTGAGTGCCTCACCTCCTCCACTGCTGCCTCGTGGAAGCGGTGCAGGACGGGCTTGAAGAGCTGGGCGAACATACCACCACCGAAGTTCTCTTCGATGAGGACACGTTCCACCTTCTCCTCTAGGGCTACCTTGGCTATTTGCTCCAGTGTGGCCTCCTCGAAGCCTCCGAGGAAGCCCTCGATGCGTGTGAGGAAGAGCGTGGGGCCGATTGCCTTGATGACACACACCGCAGTCTCGTCCTTACCACGCCCCGAGGGGTCGATAGCCAGGATTGAGGACTCCCAAGGCACCCACTTGGTGTCTTCTTGGGGGATATTGCGGTGATACTTGTCTCCCTGCAGGCCTACGCACTGCAGATCCTTCCAGATGAGGGTGGGATCGTTGCCCCACACCACCTTCTCTGGGCCTGTTTCCCGGTTGAGGGTCATGACCACCAGGTCATTGATCTTCAGGGGGTAGCGTTCGAGGTCTGACAGGCGTGTGTTGAGCATGAACTGCAGGGCAAACCCGCTTCGTCCGTACTCAAGCTCACGTTCTGTCAGGTCGTAGTCGGAGAATCGGTCGGGGTCCGTGGGTTCCCCGGTTCTCTGGGGGTCCAGAGCAGCCTCAGCGATCTCAGGCTCGAGGAAGTCCCCGTACACCCGCAGCTCTGCCTGCTTAGGCACCCGAGCTGGGATGATGAACATGCCATACCCACGCTCAGGGAGAGCGTTGTAGATGGACTGCTCGCTCTGAGGGGTTCCGAGGTAGGTAATCTTACCACCCGGCTTGATGATCGCGGAGAACTCCTTGATTCGCTCCGAGAGCTTCTCTCGCATCATCGGGGTGTCGGAGTTACCTGGCACCTCGACGTCATCTGCCACGATCTCGTCGGCACGAGACCCGGTAATTTGTCCGGTAATACCCGCAGCCTTCACGGAGGGCTGGTGCTTAATCCCCGCTGGGCCAACGTCGAACTCCAGCTTGGAGAACCGCTGGCCCCTCTGGGGCTTGAGATGGGACAGGATCTCCCACTCCATGATCAGGCCATGACAGAACGTAGCGAACTCGTCGGAACGCTTCTGACTGGCACTCACCACGAGGATGTTCAGGTTGGGGTCGCAGTAGAGACGCCACAGGACGAACACCGCCGTGATCCAGCTCTTGCCAATACCACGGAACGCCATGACCATCTTACGCTTGGGGCCATGCTGGAGGTAGTGGGCGAGCTTTAACTGTTGCTTGGTGGGCTTAGGAAGTCCGAGGAACATCCAAGCCATGGAAAGGAACACCCTGAAGTCTTCCTTCAGGGGGTCCTTTGTCTTCGCGTCGGCCTTACGCCGACTGTTCTTCGAAGTCATCTTGCTCCTTGAGCTGGGCTGCTAGAGCCTCAGCTATCTTGAAGTGAGGGGCATCCTCTTCGGGGTCCTCGTAGCTGTCTAGGAGGGCCGAGAGATTGTTGTCCTTTAGAAACTGTCGAGCCACGTTGAGGTCTGCTGCCTTGGCCTCCCCGCTCGTGATGAGCTTGAGGAGGGCGTCGGCAAGCATGTCGTTAAGCTCTACCAGCTTGTCGTTTCTGTCGTTCATGTTTAGACCTCCGAAAGAGGCAGAGAGTTGAGGGAGGTGCTCAGGTTGTTGAGGAGGGACCACGAGAGGTTGTACGAGAGTCCGATGCCGCTGGTGGTATCTCCGATTGTTACATTGGACGCAAGAAACGCATCGGCATCGTTATAGAACCACGCTGACTGACTGCTGTATGTGCCGGTCCCTTGTGCGAAGTCCCGCATCGTCTGCACGTCGCTCGTCTCAATGTAGGTGTGCGTACTCGCCCCGCTTGGTCTGCCAAATCGAAACGCCGGGATGCTGTCATCCTGTTTTATTATCTGGATCTTGCCGACCTTCACCCAGTTCAGCCCTAGCGGACCAACGTCGCTGTAGGTCGGTCCCGCTTCGGGCGAGTTTACGCCATAGTGCTTCCATTGGTCGCCGTAGGGGTCCGGACGGTCGGCATCTTGCTCACCTCCGTCCATGTAGTTCTGGAATGTTTCGGTAGGATTACCGAACCCGCCGCGATCTGTAAACGCCGCTCGGTTGAGGTCGGTGGCGGCAGTGGTTGCATCAAACTCAGCCTTGGTGAGTGTGTGATAGAAGATGATCGTGCCGTGGTTCTCAAATCGCTGCACAGATTCCCAGTTCGAGTCTCCGGACCTCGCGGGGTACATACACGTTTTGCCTCGCAGCGTCAGACTAGCCCCAGACTTGACGTAGATGCCGCCGTAGAACAGTGCTGCGATACCATTCTCATTTGTGATGGTTGACGTTCCATCGAATCGCATCAACTGCAAAAATGTCACCGTGTGACCTGTGCCAGCCCCGACGAGGTGGGAATTGACGAAACCCTCACCATCTACAGGCGGCACGAGGCAAGGCCCAAATTGCAGCACCTCGCCAATCCCGTCGCCTGTTCCGGGGTTGCTGATCGTACAGTTGTCGAGGATAGGCGACTTAAATCGCTGAGTGCCGTTGTTGTACGCAGCGGTTCTAGGCATATCGTTCGCCGTGTCGCTGAAGTTGACATCGCCCAAGCGTAAGACGTAGCCGGTGCTGTCCCAGTTGACTGTGTTGTCTTTTATTCGAACTTGGAACGTGCCAGTTCCTGCGTCTTGGATGTCGTCGGTGACAGCCACCATCGACTCGGCGGTGTCAATGGTGAAGTCTCCCTGAATGTCCCACAGCACCGTATCATTGCCGACATTAACGCCGTCCGCGTCATAAAGGCCAGATTGTGGCTCGCCTGTGTAGTCCATCGTGTCCACCACGGAACCGACGCGGATCACCTGCCCTTTCTGGTACTGATACATGAAACGCTGCGTGCCAGCCCCGTAGTTGGCATCAAGGCCAAAGTCGTTAGTGCCGCTCAGGGTCAGCGTACCAGACCAGCCACCATGCACGCCCATCACGCAGGTCAGATAGGTGTGGTTGCCGTTGATCGTCACGTCGCCGGTGAACAATCTACCAGCCGTGCCCATCGTCAGGAATCGGTTTTCTCGGTCCTCGCCGGTGAAGATAATATTGCCGGTCCAGTTGATGTCAAACCCGAAGTCTGAGCCGGGGTCTTGGATAATAAGGATAGCCGACCCCTTGGCCGTGAGCGTCGGCGTGTTGGCCGTGACGGTGATACTGCCGGGGTCGCCTGCACCTGCGGAGAATCTAAAGAAGACCTGCGGCGTCGGCTCACCCGTATCAGGCTCGACCACAAAGTTCACGCCGTCAAAGTTGCTGGTAAACGCAAATCGGTGATCGTTTAGCGTGCCAAACGTCGTACTGCCGTTGCGAATCTTGTAGGTCATCGTAAAGCCAGAGCCTACAGCCGACAGGTTAGACGCTGCACCGCTTGGCGTTTTCCACGGTGACCCGCTTGATCCGTCTCCGGTCGAGTCGTTACCGTTATCAAAGTCGATATATTCGGTGGTATCAGCCACTATTCAATTACTTTCCGCTGTGTGCCTAGAATGTAAGATTTAATGCGACTGGGCCATAAATCAGGTTTATTCTGACCGAACAGAACGACCGCATCACTGTGGATAGATGTCGGCCAGTCTGTTCGACCGAGCATCTGTCCGGCCCAGCAAGCGGATTGCTCTGTTATCGGCTCACCATATTCACGACGCATTGCATTAGGATTGCCATCAATAAAGTCCACTTGGCTCATTCCGAACGTAAGCGATACCCAAGGGGCCGAAATCTTATCAGGCCACTTCTCGATGCTTTGACGTAGAGATTCGCGGAACTCAACCGGGCAGTTTAGGTTGTAAAGTTGGGGGCAGGTGCAGGGCCAATCACAACCCTCCGGCCAAACGTCGCCCCGTCGATACCATCCATCTCTGACAGAGTATCGCTGGTCGTTGTGGGCGTAGACGATTAAATCTACACCAGGATAGAACTCGCCAATAAACTGCATGTAATCCCGAGCCATCGCAGTCAGCCCGGCGTCTGCCTCTTCGCTGCCTCGGCTTGGTATTGTTTTGTTTTCGGTGGAGATGATGATGTAGTCCGGGTCGCGTCCTGTCTTATGCACCACATCTGCCATCTCGGTTGCCCAGCCAGCGAGCATCTCAGGCCACCAGTCGCCACGGTCGTCCCATGACTTGCCTGACATAAACCCTTCATCAAACGCGGTGGTCTTCCATGCTAGTCGGCAGCCAACATCATCGCAGATGCGTCCACATTGTTCAGCTTCGGATTGGCTGAAGGACTGCCCAAGCGTAATACTTCCGAGGTCTTTACTCTGTGCAATTAACGCCGCCTCATCCATGCCGCGTGTCGGATTGTCGGTGATGTGAACAGTCATGCTAGAACTGATCCCTCGGCACGTTCGTCCGAACCGTCGCCCAGTCAATTTTTACGTTCTTTTGCTGCCCCTGGAACACGATGCCGCCGCTCAGTTTGCAGTTCTTGATCGTGATGTTCTCAACGTCGCCCCTGAACAGGATCGACCAGCCACCGTC